CCAGCATTATCAAAGAGATAATGCGGCCACCGCCAGCGCTTCCCAGCGCTGGCGGCTCGCCCCCGTTAGGGGGTGACGCCAGATCTCCCGGCCGGAATCATCATAGTCCTTAGTATGACCATGATAATCCCAATACGGAAGAGACCTTGTGACGATTTTGTACCGAGATCGTGCACCGATTCTGTCTCTTATGGAGACAGATGAAGACCAGTCATGTTTCCATGCCGAGTCATCGGTTGAAGTTAACACGATATCTCGTCGCCTGATATGCCCGCTTAGATAACCGACACCAATTCCTTCAGGATTGAAGGGAGGGGGGTCAGCATCTGGTTCAACAACCGGGACCTTTCGGACCCGTTTGACATAACATCGGTACTTGAACCAATAGTTATTATCAACCTTAGGAAATGATAGCTTAAAAGGAACATGAATCCCCGAATCATCCGACTCACTCGGAGGGACTCGAATATCTCGAGCCCAACTAATGAGTGTACGCATGACATTGGGTAAAGCATGTTCGTGATAAGCCGACCATCTCAGAAGCCTGTTGATAGCGGAGTATATCTGTTGAGGAGTCTCTAAGCTTCTGATATACACTCCACGGATGTTAACACCGCGGAAGTAATCATGGCCGCAAGACTCGCGGAAAGGCCCGATCCCGAACGACTTGCCAACGTTCACCTTGAACCCCAACTTGGTTAGCATTTGGATGGTATACTCATACGCCTCGCGGCGTACAATAATATCATCACCAAATACGCCATATTGGGTTCTCGGACAACTACATGGGAAACCCATGAGTTGGTAGATCGATCTAACCACTGACGCGAAGATGACCGTCTGCAATGGGAATGTAAAACCATTTCCCATCGTAGAAATCATCCGTGGCACAACATGCTTACCGTTTGGAAGGACGATAAGTTTGCTTCGAGACATCATCATCATAGTTTTAATAAAACTAGGTTTGACGGATACCTCTAGCAGTTGTGTCATGATGCTATCGCTGGCGCTAACTAAATCGATGGTTCCAAAGGAATCATCGAAGGAGCCAACACCAGCGAGCCTCCTGTTAAAGTCTGGCTGCGTACTTAGGGAGATCCCGAAGTACTCAGTTAATGACTTTTCGAGGAAAGTACCAATAGACTTCTGAATTAGCATATTCAGATTAGCCTCGGTACAGCAAGTTCGCGATATCTCAGCGTTCTTTGGCGCAAAGAACAGCTTTCCTCCTTCAACCTTGGTGAAACCATACCTCTGAAAACGACGCATTTCTGCGTCTGCCCAGAGGCCAGTTTCACACAAAGCAGCCCTATAATAACGGATGAGATCAGGATCGGTGTACGACATCTCGCCATCAAATAACTTGGTGGTAAAAGATGTAGAATCAGCCTTTTGGGCTGCACCTGGACCAGTCATCATACCATCACGGATAGAATCCAGATCATAGGATCCCCAAGATCGATAGCTCTTCAGGGCATTATTAAGGTGATCACAAAAGTAATCCCAAAATAATTCCTGAATACTATCCTCGGCTTCAAACCGCCAGGACTCAGGTAATGCGTCGTTGATGCTCAAGAATTTATCGAGTGCAGCAGCGTCCGCATCGACTGAATTACCAGTCGGACATAGCTTCTTGTAGAAGCTACTAGCCAGGGAGACTCTAGCTGCCTCTCCAGGATCCATATCAGAATATGTATGGCCCGGATTGTCAGCTCGAATCTCCAGATCGGAAAGGAGAGTCGAGTATAGACTTGCGTAATCACGCATTGTGTACCTCTAACTAGTTTGCGTAAATACCCACCCCGAATGGGGACTGGTACCGTTACAGGCGAGTACATTATGTCATTTTTCGCACTAGTGCGATAAACGTCAGGTAATGTAATCATCCAAGGCCGGGAGGCCCGGGAGTGCTCCCACATTTTAAGGTGAGAGCAGATCGTTAGATCGTACCTGTGACTGCGGTGTCGCCGAGCGCCGAACTGATTTGCGTAAGCAAACCAATATGGGCCGACAATGCCGCACGCAAACTGAGCGGGTCAGCAAGATCCGATCCGGCAGGGATGTCGAGATCGGTCTTGATGAGGGCAGTTTTACTTGCCTGTCCCGCCAAGGGCAACACACCCTTCCGAGTAATCACTTTGTAAGTGTTCATCGGAACGGAGCGAAGGACGCCAGTTACTGGATTCACCGGCTGCAACGTCTTCAAGTTTGCAGGACGGAAAGCACTAACAGTAAAGGGCGAAGCAACGGAGTGCGAAAGCACACCGGTCTGCGTCCCTCCAAGCGCGCTGACATAATACTGCTTACCATATTGCGTCGGATTAGAATCCGCAGCAATCGTGTAAGTCGGAGAAGTCAGACCCGTTTGGGAAGACCCTGTAATAGGGGTCGTAGGGGCAAAAGCCATAATGGGCTCCTAGATAGAGAAGGTTAGCGTCAACCAAAATTAGTGACGCTGGATGGACCCTGCCGAGCAAGTAACAACGCCGCCATGTTTACCCACTTTTTGTCCTCACTAGGAAGTGAAAGACTCAAAGTTGGTATACCCAGCGATGTCGGTACTGTCCTAACAAGGGTAGTCCTGACAGCAGTGTAACTTCCACATGTTCCCCCGCCCGATCCGACCGTATAACCATCAGAGATAACACGTGCAGCTGTAAGTGCCGAGTCAACAGGTGATTCACTCGTCCAGAAAGTCTGAGTTTTAACAGACTTACTGATCCAAGTGACTCCCGCTGTACTCGTAACCATGGCTTGCAATATGTCACCAATGTTGGTAAAATAGTCGACCAGGAAAGACCAAGGGACAACCTCCCAAATCGCAGGTATCCAACTACCGGGTGTAAAACCAAGTAGCTGTAACAAGCGATCATTACTGCCAAAAGCGGCAATGTGGGAGGTGCTCAAGCCACAAGTATACATACAACCGAAGGTAGTTTCACGTTTGAGAGTGGTTTTATACACAATCGCACAATTAGCTACTTGTCCAGTTGTAGTTTGGCTTGAGGACACAACAGTCTCACCCTTTCCGGTAACTCGATCGCGCGTCGGTATATAACCGCCGGAGGCTTCGTGGTTAAACCGGGCGTATGCTTCAGCTATAGCCTTTGTGTCAGAGATCAAAGGTGCTAGACCAAAAACATACTCCAGGTAAGTGTCACTCACAATTTGCGTGTACGTTTTCTTCTTCTGAGCGGGACTGCCCGATAACCCCTTACGAGCTTTAGCTAGTAAGTTAATACGGTTATTGGTCAGATCGACCAGAGATTTAAACGGACGCTTAAATTGATGAATAACATCGCGAAACTCGGCAACAAAGGAAGATCCATTGAGGCGAGAGGTCTCCTGCTCAATCTTGCGATACAGACTGGCAAGGGCTATCGTTTCTGCCGACGTAGTAGTCCCGGATAAATGACCAAAAGGTGATAGGGGTACAGAGTACCCGTACATCTGTTGGATCCGAGTCACAGCCGGACGACCAGGAGGTGCAGGAAGTATAACGCCATAATTGGCGGCATAACCTGCACTCCGTTTCCGAATAGTATAATTATCAAGCGTATAGGGCGTAGTGGCCGATTGGCCAGCACGGATCCTAGCACGCCAACCTGGCATATTCTGCCCGGTCCTACTCCCCGTAAAATCCCTAACATTATAAGTATCGTACAGAGTGTTACCATTCTGCACGGCTTTTAATTGAAAGGTTTGAGACGATGAGTAGTTTCGGGTATAAGTTGCCATTTGCTCTTCCTATCGGAGTTAAAACGATAGCGGACGTTCCCCAGTAATAACAACCAGGGAGCTAATCGAAGCGAGGTGTTGACATCGCATCTTCGAGCACAGATTCTATCTCAACTTGAGATAGACCTGTACCGAGATACTTTGCTGGCACCTCACGGACTCTGATTTTACCTAGAGTCCTATCGAGAAGCTCATCGGATCCCAAAACGGGACCCGAGAATCCGTCGATAGTAGTTTCCAATGATGCTAAGCAGAAGGATTCTGCCATCGTCAAGTACGGGTATAAAATCCGCACCTGATGAAGGTTTTTTCCAAATGCAAAAGACTTATCGGTAGCTTTCTTAGACATGATTCACTCCTGGTGTTATCTATCCCAAAATGGGAATAGACTGGTGGAA